CTCGCACGCATTTTTCCACAAAATTTTTGAAATTGTAGAATGGCCAGACAGCCGAAACCGACCGCCCTCAAAATTCTTCACGGCGACTTTGCCAAGAATCCGCAACGGCGAAACAAGGCAGAGCCGCAAGTGCCTGCAGAAACTCCGGACTGTCCAGCATGGATGAAAGGCGATGCCAGAAAGGAGTGGATTCGAATCATGGAGGAAATCAAATCAATGAAGGTAATGACTCTTCCAGACCGTGCCGCGATGGAGCAGTATTGTGTGCTTTATGGAACATGGCGAGACGCATTGCGGGCAGTGGCAAGAGAGGGGGCCGTTCTGAGTTCGGAGCATGGCTCGTATGAAAACCCATCATCGAAAATTGCACTACGTTGCTCGGCAGAAATGCACAAGTATCTGTGTCAATTTGGGTTGACTCCAGCATCAAGATCACGAGTCAACGTAACACAAGAAACAGCACAAGCGAGGATGAGACGGCAGCGGTGAAAATCGACAAAGTCACAAAGCGATGGATTCGAAACGAAGCCGACGAAAAAGCGGCTTTCAACGGATGCCGCATGGACGAAGCTCGCGGTCAGTTCGTCATCGACTGGGCGCGTGACAATCTGGTTCTCTGGGAAGGTGACTGTGCTGGACTGCCCTTGATTGCCAGCGACTGGCAGGCCGATTGTGCAATGCGGCTGTTTGGCTGGGTCAAGATGTCTGCTCGGTGGAAACGCGAAGTGCGGCGATTCCGAGAAGCGTTGATTGGTAAGCCAAAGAAAAACAAAAAGTCTCCAACGGTAGCTTGGTGGGATCTCTACCTGCTTGACGGTGACGGTGAGCCAGGCCAAAACGTTTACACAGCGGCCAAGGACGGGCAGCAGGCTCGAATTGTTCAGGGCCACGCAATCAAGATGGTTCAGGCATCGCCAACGCTATCAGCCTACATGCGGATCAACAAGACTGATTCAAGCATCACGGTCGACGAAACCAACTCAGCAATGAGGATTCTAAGCAGCGACAACGTTGCCTCTCAGAAGTCAAAAGAAGGGCTGAACGGATCATGCTCAGTGGATGAAATCCACGTTGTCGACGCTGAGTTTATGAAGCGAATCAGCCGCATGGGTATCAGCCGATCGGAGCCGATGATTATCCAAGTGACGACGGCTGGAAACGATCCAACGAGCTACGGAAAGCAGCGTTACGATTACGGCAAGCGGGTCGAATCTGGGGCATTTGAGAACGAGTCGTTTTTCTTCGACTGGCACGAGGCACCACCGGACCTGACTGACGACGATTTGAAGAAAGACCCGATCAAATTTGGCATGATGGCGAATCCAGCTTGGGGCCACACTGTAGGAGAAGAGGAGTTTATTGCCGACCTGCAGAGTTGCGATACGCCGTCAGCGTTGCGGACGTTCAAGATGTACCGGCTGAACATTTGGCAGCAGTCGTCGAATCCATTTCTGCAAGCTCACGATTGGGAGGCGTGCCGACGTGAAGTTCCTTGGGAGCATCTTGAGACGCTGCCATGCTGGGCAGGTCTTGACCTGTCAAGAACTCGCGACCTGACCGCGTTGTGTCTTTGCTTCAAGGACCATGACGGCACGCTGCACTTTCGATGGTGGTTTTGGATGCCTGAAGACACGGCAAAACAACGTGTTGCAGCAGCTCCGTTCACAGATTGGGAGCATGACGAAAAAGCTCAATTGACCCTGACAGATGGTGACTGGATCGACTATGATTATGTCTGGTCAACTCTGTGCGAAATTGGGCAGCGTTTTCAGATTCAAAAGCTACTTTATGACAAGCGATTTGCAGACTATTTGATTCAGCGAGTGATGGTTGGAGAGCAGAACAGCGACGGAACTTGGAAGCATCGACCAGCAGAGTTTCCAATTGAAGAATGCGGTCAAGGTCCATTCATTTTGAATGAGCCAATTGAGGAATTTGAAAAGCTCGTGATGTCTCACAAGTTGACCCACGACGGAAACCCGATCGCCGCATGGCAAGCCAGCAACGTGACGAGGGGAAAGAATGGCCTGCTCTGCAAACCCAACGGGAAAGATGATGTTCGGACAATCGACGGAATGCAGGCGGCCGTCATGGCTCTTGCTGGTGTCGAAAAGGGTGAGTCAAGCTTTGCATATTCCACCGCCGGTTCAGGCGTCGTTCTTTTCTAAGGTGCTTTGAATGTACGGCGTCAGCGAAATCATCGCGAATCCATCCCCGATCGGCAGCGGTCTGCAGAACCTTTCCGCGCGGGATCCCGGTGGATGGACATCAATCATCGGCGGCGGCAAGTCATCGGCAGGCGTCCGAGTTACGCCGATGTCGGCGATGGGCTACCCGCCGCTCTGGCGTGCCATCAATCTGATTAGTTCCAGAGTGTCGTGTCTCCCGTTTGATTGCTTCCAGCGTAACGGCAGCGACCGCACCTATGACGAACAGCACCCGGCCAACATCATGTTTTCCGGCGACATCAACGAGAACATGGACGCTGGCACATTCATCGAAGTCATCACAGCGATGGCGGCTCTGTACGGCAACGGATACGCGGTGATTGATCGGGACTCACGCGGCAATCCGCTTGAGATGTATTTGCTTGATCCGCAAAAGACGTACCCGGCATTCTACGACGGCGCTTTGTGGTACGTTACGCGAATTGATCACGAGGAAATCAAGTTTCCGCAGCGTGACGTTTATCATATCAAAGGTTTGAGCCACAACGGAATCCAAGGCATCAACGTCATCGACATCATGAAGGATGCTTTGGGCGTCGGCATGGCGGCTCAGCAGTTCGGCGGCCGGTTCTTTGGGCAAGGCTCTAATGCTGGCGGAATCCTGATGATTCCGGGGCACTTCAGCGAAGAGAAGATCAGGAACACAATCGACGCATGGGAGAAGATGACGCAAGGGCTTCAGAAGGCTCATAAGGTTGCGTTGTTGCAGGACGGGGCCAAGTTTCAGCAACTCACCATCACCAACGATCAGGCACAGTTCCTTGAAACGCGGCAATACGAAATCAGGGCTACGATCGGAAACATTTACGGCATTCCGCCGCACAAGCTGGGAGACGATACCCGCACGAGCCACAACAGTCTGGAGTCAGAGAATCAATCCTTGCTGGATGACTGCCTCAACGTGTGGCTGAAGCGGCACGAGCGAGAGGCGAAGCGAAAACTGCTCACCGATCGGCAGCGAAAGAACAATACCCATTTCTTCGAGTTCAATCGCGAAGCCTTGATTCAGATGAGCTTTGAGACAAAGGTCAACGGAATCTATCGCCAAACGGAAATGGGGCTCATTACGTGGAACGAAGGCCGCAGAATGATGAACATGCCTGACATAGGGCCGGACGGTGACAAGCGATTCCACCCGGCGAACTGGATGGAAGACGGTGTTGAGCCGGTTCAAAAGCCTGCTCCGGCTGTGCAGAATTCTGCGCAAACCGGCGACAATTCGCCACCACAAACGCCACAAAACAGCGTTTTGCGTGCGATGATTGCCAGTTCCGTGACAAATGCCCTGCAGATCGAGAAAGACCGCATCGTCCGAGCGTCGAAACGGTCAGACGGTTTTCTGTCGGCCGTGGATGCAATTTATCAGACATGGACAGACACGTTTACGGCCGATCTTGGCTGGCAGTCTCCGGAAACGGTCGTCGCAATCGCGAAGCATACCGAGGAAAGCAAGCGTCAGGTCATGGACGTGGCCGGAGTGGCGACAAGTTCAACGCTTGAAACTCACGTCAGGGATCTGGTTGCGTGCTGGTCTGATCGTGGCGAAATTCTGGTTGATAATCTTTTGAAGGCGGCGGTGAAATGAGCGACGGCGGGCAAGTTGCTTTTCTTGACATATCTACGGACCTGTTGACCGAGCTTTGCAATGGGCTCAGTGCAAACATTAAACCTCGCAGTTATGTCGTGTCGAAAAATCCTCTTCCAGGTGACGCGAAAGCTCTAGGCGTATCGCTCATAAGTGAACACACAATTCGCATCGCGTTACAGTCATCGGAATTTATTGGCGGCGAGGTGTTGCCGTCTGTATGGTTAGAGTCCCTTGAAAATGAATCGCCTAAGCAGTTAAAGGCACTTGAAAAACGGCTAGACGCTGTTGAAAGATGGATTGAGAACGAAGACACCCGAGCACTAGAAGCGAGCGAGTATTGACATGAGACCACAAACAAAACTCACGGCAACGATTCCACGGCTTTACGATGCCGTGTTCGATTCCGATTTCAAAATCACTTGTTCTGTCCAGGCTGACAGCGTCGACGTTTGGCTTCACGGAATTGTTGGTGACGAATACACGCAAACGGACTCGGCATCAATCAGTAAAGTGCTGATGTCAAATCGTGGCAAGCCTCTCAACCTTTACATCAATTCCCCTGGCGGGCTGGCCTATGACGGGGTTGCCATTTTCAACGCGATTCAGGCCCACACTGGACCGACAACCGGCATCATTGAAGGGCTGGCAGGATCGGCGGCCAGTCTTGCAGTGATGGCGTGCGATACTATCAAGGCTTATGCTACGAGTAAGTTCCATCCGCATTATTCGCTGTGCATTGCGATGGGCCACAAGGCGGACATTGCAGACACGCTGCTGATGATGGAAAAACTGGACGCGGATCTTGAGCAACTTTACGCGACGCGCACGGGTAATTCTGTCGAGGTCACGAAGTCGCATCTGATCGGGCCACATGGCGATGGAACGCACTTCACAGCGTCCGAAGCAAAGGCTGCGGGCTATGTCGATGAGGTTATCCAGATCACTGGCAAAACTCCGCAGGGAAGCAAGCCGAAGAACTCTGTCAGTGCCGATCGTTTGCGAATGTGGAAACGAGCATTGACACGTTGACGTTCATCCGCTAACAATTCACGCGTCAGCTCAGCGACCCATGAGGGCACGCGGGCAAACTTCGATCTGATGTGCATGAGCAGCGTCGGTCGTTTGCAGTTTTGGTATTTCCAAACCTGTCAGCGACCGACGCTGTTTTCGTTTGGTCCTGACTCAAAATCAAAGGATCAAACACAGTGGACGAATTTCAGAAACTTGTTGGCGAGCGGACCGCTCTTCTCGATCAGGCACAGGCACTGGTTGACGCAGGCGTGACGGCTGGCTCACTCAGCGAAGACGATGACAAGAAAATCACGGATTTGCACAATCAGGCAGAAGCCCTGACTGCAAAGATCAATGAACTTCAGGCCGCAAACGATCGAGCCGCGAAAGCACTCGACGCACAGAATCGGCTCAAGGCAACTCGCCTGAATCCGCTTGTCAACCGCATCAAGAACATTGGCACGAATGCACCAGCGATGCCATCAAATGGCGGCAACGGTGCGTTCAAATTGCCTGCCAACGTTCGCCGGTTCAATCCAACAAACTTCGCGCCGGAAGCGGACGAAGCAGGACGGCAGCCAGTTGAGCGAGCTTATCGTTTCGGCCAGTGGGCACTCGCCACAGCCACGATGTGTATGCCTGGCAAGTTCCAGTTCTATAACGCTGTCGAATTCTGTCAGCAAAATGGGCTGATGAACGTTCACGGCGAAGGCGGAAGCGACGTTTCTGGGGCTGGAATCTTTGTCCCAGACGAATTTTCAACGGATATCATCCGACTCGTTGAGCAATACGGCGTTATTCGCCGCTTGGTTCCAGCGGTGTTGATGCGTTCGGAAACGAAAACTACTCCGCGACGAATCGGCGGACTGACTGCTTATGCGGTTGGTGAAAACAACGCCGGAACAGAATCCGACGCAAAGTGGAACGAAGTTAAACTCGTTGCCAAAAAGTGGATGGTTTTGACTCGCATGAGCAACGAACTGTCTGAGGATTCGGTGGTTTCAATTGCGAACGAGTTGATCCGCGAAATTGCTTTGGCGTTTGCTTACACGGAAGACCTCGCAGGGTTCACCGGAACAGGCACGTCAGCGTTCAATGGTATCGTTGGCATCGTTACAAAGCTTGCAACGCTGACCGCTGGTACTGCCCCAGGCATTATTGTCGGAGCAGGAAATGCCTACAGCGAACTGACGCTGGGCAACTTCAACAGCGTCATGGCCGCACTTCCACAGTACGCATCGCAAAGCCCTCGCTGGGTTTGCCATCGCAGCTTCTTTTACGGTGTCATGCAACCGCTGGCTCTTGCAGCCGGGGGAACAACTGCCGGCGACATTGTCAGCGGAATTGCTCCGCGATTCCTTGGCTATCCTGTCGAGTTCTCGCAGGTCATGCCGTCAGTTGCAGCCAACAGTCAGATTCCTGTCATCTTTGGTGATCTCGCATTGGGCTGCCAGTTCGGTGATCGTCGGATGATGAACGTTGAGTTTTCTGATCAGGTTTCCGTGGGCGGTCAGTCAGTCTGGGAACGCGATCAGATTGCAGTGAAGGCAACCAGCCGAAACGACTTCGTCTGTCATGACTTTGGCACTGATTCGGTCGCAGGGCCAATCGTGGCCTTGGAAATGGCAGCAAGCTAATTAACGGCTGACACTATACGCGGGGTTTCGCGTTGAAGCCCCGCACTCTTTGCAATCATCCTGAACAGGAATCAATAAAGTGAACCGACTCGACTTCAGAACTGTGAGCATCACGCCACCAGCGGCGATTGCAGACAACACGACGCTGACAACAGCCGAGATTGATACACTCGGCTGGTCATACTTGACAATCATCGTTTACCTCGGAGCCACTGACATTGCTATGACTGCACTGTCAGTGACTCATTCAGACACGGCTGGCAGTGGTCACTCCGCGATCACTGGCCTCGTTTGGGGCACGTCAACAAACATTGACGGCAGCACCTCGGCCCTGCCATCAGCAACCGATGACAATCTGTTTCAGATTGCTCAGATCGACCTCAAGGGCAAGCGTCGTTACATCGACGTAACGGCAACGATTGGCGACGGTGCTGCTGGTGGTTTCGTGACGATTCTTGGAATTCTCAGCCGTCCACAGGTTTCGCCAACGACTATCAGCGAAGCCGGTGCAAACGAAATCCTGCGAGCGTAAACCATGCACACAATCACGTTCCTCCGTGGTTGGCAAGGGCGGGCCGTGGGGTCGCAAGACTCCCGGCTACCTCTTGGCATCATGAAAACTCTTGTCATGGCGGGCACTGCTGAGTTCACGACTCAGGGCATGCAGCAGCCGCAGCATCAAGCGAAAAAGCGTCGATCGAAACGATGAGCACAACCTACAAAGTCACGACAGAGCCGACAACGGAGCCGATCACGCTTGATCAGTTCAAAGACGCTTTGCGCGTGACTGGTTGTGACTTTGACGAACAACTCACCGAACTGCTGAAAGTGTGCCGCAAACAAGTGGAGCACGACAGTTATCGGAAGTTGATCACTCAGACAGTTACGTTGTACATGGACGACTTCCCGGATGAGGACGAAATCGAAATCCGTCTCGCGCCGGTGTCTGCAATCAACTTCGTCAAGTATTACGACGAATCAGAGACGCTTCAGACGTTGCCAGTCGGCGACTACTGGACGAATTTGATCGAAACACCGCCGGAGATTGAACTGAAACTTGGCTACTCATGGCCAATGGTTCAAATCGAACGGCCGAACGCAGTTCAGGTTGAGATGGTTTGCGGATACGGAGCAGCGTCGGCTGTTCCGGTCGAGGCAAAGCTGGCAATCAAAGAACTCGGCAAAATGAACTGGAAAGACTGCACTGGAAGCCGAGCAGTCTATGACAGGCTGATGAATCAACTGGCCTGGACTGGTTACGGAGTGGCACAGGGATGACATGCCTTTCCGAATACAACAAGAAGGTGACGATTCAAAAGGCTGTGGGCACTCCAGACGCTCACGGGCACGTCGATCTGACAACAGGCAGCAACTGGCAAACCTACGCCACCGCGTTCTGTAAGGTCATCACGAAGGGCGGTCGAGAGTTTTGGAAAGTTCAGCAAGTCAACGCGGACACCGATCAGGCATGGACGGCACAATGGTCGACGACTTTGCAGAACGTGACACCCGACATGCGACTGGTGTTTGAGGGAAACGTTTACGAGATTTTGACAGCGATCGACGTGGATATGGACCATGAGGAAATTCAGATTTTGACCCGTCGCAAGGTGGTGTGATGTCTGCGGTGACAGGTGTTGCCGAACTGAACCGGCTGTACGACAACCTTTCCAAAGGTATGGCAAACAAGATTGCTAGGCCGGGGCTTATGAAAGCTGGCCGGATTGCAGTCAAGAGAGTGAAGGCAAAGATTCCAAGCAGGTTAAAGGATGTCAAAAAGCTCATTAAAGCGAAATCAGTAAAGACGAAGAAAAACGCTGGCGTGGCGTCTGTAAAAATTGGAGCTGCAGTCGGAGAAAAAAAGAAGAAAAAGGGCGACCGAAAACCACGCAAAAACAGGCCCGGAGTTGGTATTTCATCGGCGAATGTGCATTGGTTTTTTGTTGGAACAGCAGACCGCGTCACCGGATTTACAACACGGCGAAGGCGGCGAAAAACTGGTGGATCTGATGTCGTTTCCCGAAGACTAAACGGAAACGTCGTGAGAGACACAGGCAGAATGAAACAGCAGATTCCCGGTGTGTCAGAGATAGTCACAGGAGCAAAGTCGGAAATGCTAGCAGTGTTGAGGGCAAGTATTCAACAAAACGTTGAAAAGGAAGCGGCCAAAAAGGGTATCAGTGCGGTATGAAAAGCGGATTGGTGTCATTGCTGACAAACGAAACGACGGTCAACGCAATATGCGGGTCGCGAGTCTACGTCACCAAGGCACCACAGAAAGCCGCGTTTCCACACATCGTTATTACTCAGATGAGCAGCGAAGAAAACCCCAGCATGGATGGCGGGTCTGGGCAACTTCGGTTTATCACATTCGACATCGATTGCAGAGCCACAACCAGCGTCAAGGCAGAGGAATTAGCGAACGCTGTAAGGGTGTTTTTGGATGATTACTCTGGGACGGCAGGAAGCTACACAATTGGCGCGGTTGTGATGAATGACGAAAGCGACGACTACGAAGCTCCGCAGGATGGTTCAGACGTTGGCGTCCATGTCGTGACGCTGGATCTTGATGTTCAGTTCAACACATAAGGAAAAAGCAAATGGCCAAGATTCGGTGCAAAGGCACGATCATCCGACAGACAATCTCAGCATCGCTCACGGCCGTTGCTCAGATCACTGACTTCAATCACGACGGAGCGGAATCGGAAACGTTTGACGCCACAACTCTGGACACGTCCGGAGCCGGGAAAGAGTACAGTCAGACAGGCTACTCAGAGGGCGGAAACTTTGGGTTCACGATCTTTTACGACGACATGCTGGCCGGTCATCAAGCAATCACTGACTTGGTGACAACTCCTGCTTCTTGCGTCTGGGACATCAAAACCACGGCTGCATCGTCCGTTGCCATGCAGTTCACATCAGCGGGCGTGGGATTTGGGTTCACCGGAGCCATGAACGACGGATTAAAGGCTGACGTGAGCCTGAAGATTACCGGTCTGCTTGCTTACTCAACATAATCGGAGTTGGCCTTGAAGATCAAGTTTGTCAGATCAGATAACGGCGTTGCAGCGGCATTCGACATTCCGGAAAACGCGGATCAAATCGACAGAAGCTCCGGGCAGCCATACTGGAAGCTCGGAGCGGTTGTTGAGGTCGATCGTCGCGGGGCTCAATTGCTTGTCGGCAATGGAGACTGTGAGCCTGCGGACGCAGAAGCCGAAGAAGCCTGCAAGGGCTGGACGAGCAGACGGGCGGACGTGCTGCTGTCTCGCGAAATGCTGGCTCGCGCAATCGATCCAGAAGACCGCGAGCGATTTCGAAGCGGCGAAATCCTTGGCTACGACGAAAACGGAAACGACATTCCCGGCCCGAATTGGGTCGAGCCGGACGACGACGACACTGAAGAGGATGACGAATGAGAGTGATTCCAACGGCCGAACAATTTTTGACATCTCCAGAACTTGCCCAGGCGAAAAAGGACGTGCCAGTTCCTGAACTTGGTCCCGGTATGGTCATTCCAGTGTGGGGCATGACTCCCCGTGAGCGTTCGGCATGGGAAGACCAGCAGAGTCGGTTGTCTGAGTCAAAGCGAGCGAAGCATAAACTGCAGGTCCGCGAAAGGATTCTTGTCGAGTGCTGCCGAAACGATGACGGCGTTCAATTGTTTACTGCGGATCAGATTGAGCAGCTTGGAAAACGTCGCGGCGATGTGATTGAACGACTGGTAAACGTCGCCTTGGATCTGTCGGGATTCTCAGAGCAGGATATCGAGAAGATCGCAAAAAACTCAGACGCAGCCCTCGAAGACTGACAGCACTTCGACTGGCTGAACACGTTGCAAGAACGACTGATGTTGATGAAATGCTGTCGAAAATGTCACACCAACAATTCGATGAATGGTGTGCAAAGGACATGATTGAACCGATTGGAACAAGTGAGGCAGTCTGCCGGATTCTCACAAAGATCGGCAGAATGATTGCGGCGTTTATGGGGCAGGAAATGAAAGACCGTGATTTCATGCCGTGGATTGCAAAACACAAAAAGCGAACCAAGCCGAAAGCGCTTTCGCCTAAGCAAAGCGCCATTGCGATTGCTTCCCATTTGCGAATGCTAGCGGGAATGAACTGATGGCAGTCATTGCTGGCGATCTTGTAACCAGGCTTGGCGTTGATGGCCGCAAGTTTCAAAGCGGCTTATCAAAAGCACGCGGGGAAACTCGCAGCTTTGCGGCCGACGTTACAAAGATCGTTTCCGGCATTGCAATCGTGGATATCTTCAAATCGTCAGCATCCAGCATGTTGGGTTTGGCGTCTGGAACGGTAGGGCTTGCGGCGTCTGCAGAAACAGCATCCGTGCAGTTCAAGGTGCTTACAGGATCTGCCGAATCAGCCGCGCGGGTGATGGATCAGATAAACAAGTTTGCAGCCAGCACGCCTTTTGAGTCAATGGAAATCACGCAGGCCGCAAAGCAGTTGCTGGCGTTCGGCGGAGACGCCGGAACTGTGATTACCGAACTGAAAACGCTGGGTGAACTGTCTTCCGGCATGGGAATTCCATTGACGGAACTGGCAGAAATTTATGGCAAGGCTCGCATTCAAGGCCGTTTGTTCATGGAAGACATCAATCAGCTTCAGGGACGCGGAATCAATATCTCTGCAGAGCTGGCGAAGGAGTTTGGCAACGTCAGGGAAGCGGTTGAAAAGGGCCAAGTAAACTTTGGCCACCTGGAACGAGCGTTGAAGGCTATGACATCAGAGGGCGGCGACTTTGCTGGCATGATGGTCGAAATGAGTCAGACGTTTCAGGGTCAGACATCTACGTTGATCGACAACGTCAAATCAATCGGGAGAGGGATTGGCGAAGCCATCCTTCCGAAACTGACAGAAATGGTGTCAGAGGCCAACAAGATACTGGCCAAGTTCAATGAACTTCCAGACAAGGTTAAGTTTATCGGCGACGTGATTGACGCATCAATGGACGTTGCGTTTTTGTCGGTCAAAGAAAAATGGAAATCCATGTTGAAGGACATGGTAGCGGATGCTCTGAAAATTGACTGGATGGGGCTGATCAATCCAGTTGAAGGGCAGGCGATGGACGCATTGAACGCACTGAACCAGAGAAAGCCCGGTGAGCAAGACATGGCGGTTGCTCGGGCAAGACTCAAAGGATTGTTAGGGCAGGTTATGCCGGGCGGCCAGCAAGGAAATGGCCGAGCACCTTTTCAATGGCAAGGACCAAGGCAACCGGGCTTTGCTGCGGGCGTATTGGAAAACATGAAGCCGAAATCCGCTGACATAGGTGCAGCATTGGGCAAAATGTTTACGGCTATCGGCAACGATCCCATCGCAGCATCAATTGTGAGCGGTGCTGGCGGAATGATCGACCGTGCCAAGATCCAAGCAAATGCAATCGCCGGAACGTTTTCAAACTGGCTTGGCACGGAGCGTGAGCAACAGGACACAATCAAAAAGCAGGAACCACAACTTGCTGGAGCAATGGCACAAGGCTCTCAAGAAGCATTCTCAACGATCTTTGCGGCAATGCTAAAGCGAGGCAAAGACCCGAACGTCACGGCAACTGAAAAGCAAACTAAAGAACTCAAGCAGGCATTAAAGGAAAACAAGCCGCAGAAGTTTGTCACGATGGGGCTACAGTTTTTATGAAAGCAATCTTGAACGTCACTCGATGGGAAGAAACTGCATTGCACTGGAGTCCAGAGCGAAGGGCTGCTATTCGCTTTGCACGAGTAACGAGAACAGACCCGGAAAATCCAGAATCACCTATCACGGGATTGTGGGCGGTTTATCGCAGGGGCACGATTTTAGAGGGTGAGTCAGCGGAAAAAGCCATTGCTGAAGGTGTTGCCGAGGAGGTCGAAAAGTGACGATTACATACCTTGGCGAAAGGCACGCTCCAGCGACCAACACAAAAGGGGCTCGGAGTTATACGCGCTCATTCAAGTTGATTACGTCAGCGAAAACTGAAAGAGCGTACCATGTTGGTTCACATGCGTCATTGCCGGTGATTGGTGAAGTTCACCCAGACGACGCTGGAGCATGGTGTACGACGCTGCAGGTAGACCCGTCTGACCCGTGGAAGGGCTGGACTGTTACCGCCGAATACTCGACCGAACGCGAGTTGGCTGAGATTCCTACAAGCGATCCTGCAGAAATTACGTGGGGGTCTGAGCAGTTTCAAAAAGCCGCGATCACCAACTACGCAGGGGAGGCGATTGTAAACAGTGCTGGCGATCCGTTCGACCCACCAATCATGATTGATGACTCACGGCCATACGTGACTGTTTCAAAAAATCTGGCAACGGTTCCAACGTGGGTTATGACGTACCAGGACGCAGTAAACTCAGCGTCATTTATCGTTGACGGAGTTACGGTCGGGGCTGGCTTGGCAAAAATGCAGAACATTTCAGTGTCGCCAAAACAGTCCCGCAACGGAACATCATTCCGCACGGTGACGTTTACCATTCATTTGCAAAAGCAAGGCTGGCTTTCCAAGGTTTTGGATGCAGGCTTCCGTCAAATTGTCGATTCAGGCAGCGGGAGTGGAAGCGGATCGCCGGGGCTGGAAAACATCAGAAATCTTGGCGACGACGAGCTACCGGCTGCGCCAGTTCCATTGGACGGGGCCGGTAGGGCATTGGAAAATCCGACTCCTGCAAATGCTGTCTATCGGTATGACACGGTGTACGAAACCAAAGACTTTTCCGCACTGCCATTATCATGACTGACGTTGCGATTGGCTTTAACGAAGCAGGGTACGGCGAGTACAAGCAGATTGCGCGTGAAGTCTCTCGCAGGATGATGAATGAACAGCCGCATCGCGGGCGATGGCAGCAAAAAGAAATCAGCGGTGGTGGATCGGTTCGCGACGGGAAAATACACACCGTACATTCATGCGGGTTGTACACAGTCGAACTCGGCACAATTGAAGAAAGCGTCGCGTCAGGATCCGGCGAAGAAGATTGCAATCCATGTGCAGGCGATGCAAGCGGAAGCGCTAGTGCGTCCGGCTGCGAATTGACTTTGAGCCCACCTCCGATAAAGGTCATCGGAAATGGCACCTATGTCCTCGCCTACGACCCGCAGTCAGTCACGATTCCGCTATTGCTGGGAACCGATTGCGTCGTGGCTAAAGTCAGCGGTACAGCGGCGGCTGGCGTAACGCCGTGGAGAATCGTGCGAGGCTACCAAGAGCATATCGTGCAATATCGCGAACGATGGGATTGCTGTGCTCCAGATGGGCCGCCAGTGCTCATCGGGAAAACTCCAATCATCTTTGTCGGCAAGGAGTGCGACGAAATTATATGCGGTGAATGCCCTGCATCTGGGAGCGGGTCGTAATGGCTGGATTGTTCGGGCAACCGGATTATCTTAAATGCTGCTGCGGTGGATGCCCAAACGCCCCTTGCGATTGTGAGTTTTCCGAACCGCTGACATGCCTTAAAGGCACATTGAAATCGACAACCATTCCGGGCGACACTTGCGCAGGCGCGGTCGTTTCTGGGTCTGTCCCGTACACAATCACAAGCGGGCAAGAAAAGTGGGTCATTGGAGAGGACACCGCAATTCCCGTCAATTGGGACGGATTCAATATCACTATTCCGTGCGGGCTGGATCCGTTGTCACTGCCGGGCGTGTTGGTGCGTCGCGCGTCAAATCCTTCGGGATTATCCCCGTACGTTGATGATGAAATCGTGCGTCCGTGTGAGTATTATTTTATCATGTACAGCGACGATATGCTGTCACACACTATCCACTACGATTACGAGCTGTGCTGCGGGCGGTCAGAAGCGGCCCCCCCGTGTCAGACGCGATTATCGTGGATTCGTTTTCTGGACGTGCCTGCCGGGCGTGGCGTTTACGACTTTTTATTCTGGAGCGCCAGCGGCCCTACGAGCACGGGCGGAAATGGCGTGTTGGTTGGCGAGTGTCCCTTTTCAGACGGGCCTAATCCATGCTTGTAATTCGTTTGTGCCAGTGGCCGTTGATGGTCGCAATCATTGCGGTTGTCGCTGTGCTGTCATCATCGGCGGCAGGAGCGTGGTTCAACACATACGAATTTCAACACCACTATCCACAGCAATGGTAACGATTCGCAAGCGAGTAACAGAGGCCGGCGTTATTCGCCACAAACTGCAGGCAAGCGGTGCGGTCGTTGCGTTTGTGAATGCGACGGTGGCCGAAAACGTTTCAACAGTTGGCGACCAGATCAAAGCTGCAATCGAATCATCAGCGGGCATTAAAGTAACCTGTGGAACATGTTTGGCATATTTGCAATCGCTGAATCAAATTACCACGCATGATCACGATGCGATTGCAAAAAAGCTGGCTGCTGAAATCTCGTGGCCAGATCGAATGAAGACACCGGAGCGGATCGCAATGGTGTCTGACCTTATCAATTCAATCGTTCCCAAACCTGCACCGGTCAGCCAGCCGCTATCGTACCCGCTAAAGTTCGTCACAACGATTCAGCCCGCTGTAAGAATTGCCAAACGGATCACTGCCAGATGGCAAGAAACGATTGCCAGTCTGCAAACAGCCGGATTTCGCAACGTCAAAACATATTGCGAGCCAGATGCGGGCGTGGCAGGTGACGTTGTTTGGACGACAAAAAAAGGGCCGATTGGATCATTTAAGGCAATGTGCCTCGATCTGCTGGCAACCACGGAAGCGGAATGGTTTTTACTTTGCGAGGACGATATTGCCGTATCGTCTCACACTGCTGACTATCTTAGGCAGTTTAACCTGACAAACGAGGTGCTTTCGCTTTACACGTCTGGAACGCGGCAGCAAAGTATCGACAAGTGGGCAAAGATCCGGCAGCCGCTCATTGGTTCGTTGGCATTGCTCATGCGGCGGTCGACGCTGCAAACCATTACGCAGACGGCGCAATGGGCAAAATGGCCAAAAGCAGATTGTGTTGATCAACTCATTCACCGGGCATGTGCTGAGCAAGACATACCTGTCCTCACTCACAATCCGTCTCTTGTGCAACACACCGGCGACACGGCAGCGATTTACGCAGACAGAAAACTGACCCGCAATCGAGTTGCGAAGGACTGGTCACAGGACTGGTGGAATCCGCCACGGGTGACAGTAATCACCCCGACCGGAGACAGGCCGGAAGCGTTTGCTCTGTGCGAGCGATGGATGAGTCGACAGACTTACACGGGTCAGATTCAGTGGATCGTGGTCGACGATGGTGTCGAGCCAACAACCTGCACGATGGGGCAACACTACATTCGACAACGTCCAATGCCTCACCATTCGCTTTGTCGCAATCTTCGAGCCGCGATCCCGCACATTGAAGGTGAGTGCATTTTTGTTGTCGAGGATGACGACTATTACGCACCGCACTACCTGTCTACGATGGTCGGTCGACTTCAGCGGGCGGATCTCGTTGGCGAGTTTGGTGCAAAATACTACTACCTGCGGCACAGGTCGTTTCGGCACAACCACCAGTCGGAGCATCACGCGAGCCTGTGCAGGACAGGCATGACTCGGGCAGTGCTCGGAACGCTGGAGCGATGTGCACAGGGCTGGCATCCTTCCGTTGACTTGCGGTTGTGGCGAGCATGGAAAGGCAGCACGTTTACGTGGCGCGACGCGGACGGCACGCAATCACTGTGCGTTGGCATGAAGGGCGTTGAAGGGCGACAATCACGAGGGTGGAAACCATCGCGAAATGCGGTCAGAGACGTGAACCTGCAGACGCTTAAAAAGTGGGTCGGGCGCGAGGCCTCAGAAGTTTATAGAAACATGATGACGCATAGTTACGGCCCGGAGTCGAGTGGATAAATAACGCGACTCAAAAACGCAGTCTGGCAAGGCCCTCAGCCGATCGGTTGAGGGTCGCTGCGTTTCACCCCGCCGCGAGCCGTTCCGCAGTCATGCTGACCAGTCCCTGAGCAGACGGGTCAAGACGGCGATAGGCCGACAGAAGGCTGTCTTCTGACGACTGAGCAGCCCCAAACGCGGCCGGAACCCTTACCCGGTCCATTGCGGCCGTCAAGATTTCAAGAGCCGGGACGTAATGGTCTCGCGTTCCAAGTCCGTGACCATGCAGCAAGGCACCGGCGTCAGAAGATACCTTCGACCATTCGGTGATTCCCCGATCTCGTATCTGGCTGGGCAGAATCCGGGGCACTTTTGCAATCTGGCAAACTCGATCCAGTTCTCCTCGGACAATCGTTTGGGCATGGTCGTTGCTTTTCAAGTACGGCAGTCGCACGGGCGCCAGCCATTTTCGGAGCCATGGCGGAACTGGAATTCGATGACGGTGGCCGGTTTTGTTGGCGTCCCACGTAATTGACCGCCAAGCTGGATCTACCTTCAGTTGCAGCCGTATTGCGTCTTCTAAACGAATTCCGCACCAATAGGTCAGCACAATCAATTGGCAGGACCATGGTGCGAGCCATTGCCAGATCAGATCAAGGTCGGCAATTTCGCAGGGCTTAGGATCGGGCTTCGGTTTTCGCACTGGATTGGAAAGTGCTGGACCGCCGGCGTCAATCACAATTGTTCGCAGGTCCTTGACAGCGCCTTTAATGGTCCATTCCGGGACTTTATCGCGGCGGGCCTGCTCAACGTACTGCTCGACGTGGTCCTGAGTCACTTGGCTGGCTTCGATTTCGCCAATCACTTCAGCGACTCGCTGGCAAGCGTAGATGGGTGTTTTCGCGATCTGTTTGCGGGCACAGTATTCCCGCGCGTGGTCAACTATGTGCATCGTGGTTTATCCAGTGACGTGACTCCATTCACTGGCGAAGAGGGGCTGCGGTGAGTCACCCTATATTTCGGCGAAAAAACGTTCATCACATTAATTGCGAACGTTTCAAAAAAATTGATGAAAGCTAGCGCGAGCCACCCCGTTGGTAGTCCGTCGCGGTCCCTTCAGGAAATGGCGCGAAAGTTGTGAAAACATTGGGAAAAGCGGTCGTGTTGAAATTGGTAGACAAGCTGGTCTCAGAAGCCAGTGGGCTTAACGGCCCGTGTGGGTTCGAATCCCACTGACCGCATAAAGCCTGAGTGTGCTCTTTCTGATTGATTCAAAGTCTGGTCAGTCTGAGCGTTCGACCACTCAGGCTTTTATTTTGACAATTGTATTCCAATCGGTATACTCACGGGATGCAAACAGAAATGTTGGACGAAATTCAAGCCAAGGAAAATATCGCAGCAAACGTTCGGCGACTGATGGACGCACGCGCGATGACACAAGTTGATTTGGCAAATGCGGCTACAGTTAGCCAAGGATTCGTTTCAAAAATTCTGTGCGGAGCAATACTTCCAAACGCACTGCTGTTGCGTAATGTTGCGGAAGCCCTTGGCGTTACTAGCGATGCGCTTATGGACTTTCCAAAGCGACGCGCGTCTTGAACAAATTGATAAAATTTCTGAACATGCGGCGTTGACAGAATATTCCGATTGGAATATTGTTCTCGCAGTGTTGAGTTATGGAGATTCGGAACCGCGTCGAACCGGGGCTGAGTCTTATCTAAATCAGACTTTGTCACTGGGCTTTCGAGTCCTTCCGTCGCGCATTGATTGTGGTCGGAGATGTGACGCAGATGGAATCTGCCTTTCGCATGGAAGGCGATTAGCGTGAACATATGGCGTTTTCTCGCAAAACGTTGTTCTATGGTCTTCGAGAATCTGGCGGTCATGTCAGATATATCGGAATAACCACTGGAGAACTTAGCCATCGCCTGAAGCAGCACATCAGCTTAGCTGCAAGATCGCAGGAGATGCACAGGCCAGTTTACGTGTGGTTATCTGAGTGCCTCGCAAAAGACATTCGAGTTGAAATAGTCAAATTGGCTGAGTGTGAACCAGCTGTTAACGTTGGTCATTGGCTATCTGAGTATCAAATTGAGTCGTGCCTTATTCGCTCATATTCAATGAGAGCAAAGATTAACGGCCGACCTCCGATTCTGAATGCAACTGCAGTAGATTCGCACGCTGACCTCGAATTGGAGGCAGCACGATGAGCGGAGAACTTTTAACGCTCAAAGCTCGCTGGCGGCGAATCAACGAAAGCGAAATGCCTGACGACATTGCGTCTCAGCCAATTGAGCTTGTCCGCAAAGCAGTCGAGTGGAGCCGTCGCGGCATCGTTCCTGTGATTCCGAAACAGGCACTCGCAGTCGTTGGTGAAACGTCACCAGACGAATCTTTGCAACCTTGGGACTTTCACAAGGAGCACTGACATGGATTTTTGCGTTGCTCTTTTTTGCGTGGTACTGGCGGGGATTTTTGCAGCCGGGGCCATTGAAGCAAATCTTTGGAAGTGATGCGGCGCATCACAGAGGCGATGAATTGAAGTCATCACGGTTACGCGCCCGTCGCGAAAGAATTGCGGCCTCTTTTTGCACTCCTGCGGACAGTCATGCGGTCCGGCGTTTTTAAGCAGTCACGTCGGGGCTGTTCGCAGGTTTTTTTTAACTAATCGAAAAGGAGTTTGCTGTGCTTATTTTGACTCGTGAAAAGGATGAAGTCGTTCGCATCATTGTTCCGCCTAGTCCAGAACCGCAAGTCATTGACGTTATGGCCTGTGAGATTCGCGGTGACAAAGCCAGGCTTGGATTCACTGCTGAGTCATCAGTGAAAGTTCATCGGCTGGAAGTGTTCCACCGTATCGCTCGTGGTGAAGTCAAGACCGTTCCAAAGTCGCAGCGAAAGTAAACAACCGCCATGCAGCGACGATCGAAATACGGCGCAAAAAAGACAGTCGTTGACGGGATCACGTTTGACTCACAAGCAGAAGCAACACGGTACGGCGTGCTGAAGGTGATTCAGTCAGCCGGGCTAATTACAGACCTGCGTTTGCAGGTTCCGTATCAGATCACAGTGAACGGAAAAAAGGTTTGCCGATATGTCGCGGACTTCGTTTACATCGAGAACGGCAAAGAGGTTGTTGAAGACGTGAAAGGCATGAAAACGCCCGTCTACAACCTGAAGAAAAAATTGATGGAAGCAGTGTTTGGTGTGGTGATTTTGGAAACGGGTTTGAGGAAGAAGAAGAGGAAGAAATGAAGATACTGAGCGGAAAAACAAAGGCTCCAAGAAAGTGCATGCTGTACGGCACGCATGGCATCGGAAAAAGCACATGGGCGGCGGGTGCTCCCGGTGCTGTGATTGTCAACCTTGAAGATGGACTCAACAACATCGACTGCCAGCGAACTCCGCATCTGACAACGTTTGGTCAGGTGATGGAAGCGCTGTTGTGGATCGGAACGCAGAAGCATGAGTTTTTCACTGTGGTGATTGACTCGATGGACTGGCTGGAATCGCTGATTCATCACGAGGTGGCAACAGCGGCCGGAAAGGATTCCATTGCGGACATCGGCTACGGAGCTGGTTACAAGCAGGCTTTGCGATATTGGGACAAGGTCATGCTGGCTTTGGAGCACTGCCGAAGCGAACGCAACATGGCAATTGTGTTGCTCGCTCATGCTGCGGTCAAACGTTTTGAGAGCCCAGACCAAGACAGTTACGACCGTTACCAGCCTGCGATGCACGATGCGGCAAGTGCTATGTGGGCTGAATGGACGGATGAATTGTTATTCGCGTCTTATCGCGTTGCGGTCCGCAAAGAGGATCAGGGATTCAATCGAGAGCGAAACGTTGCCATTGATCTCAATGAGCGATACGTGCGAACGCAGGAAACGGCAGCAGTCAGGGCTAAGAACCGCCTGGCGATGCCTCCGGAAATTGAATTCAGTTGGGCGGCTTATCAGAGCTATTGGCCGAAGTGATCACAGTTTGTGAGTGGTGTTTGAGTTTCATCTTTTTGAGTGGAGAAGTGAGTTATGGCAAGTCTCGGTGATCTGGGTTTGAAAGACGTTAAGGCGAATGACTTTCAGGTGATTGAGCCGGGTGAGTATCCGGCCGTCATCACGAAGTCAGAAATGAAGCCGACAAAGGACGGCAGCGGACAGCGGTTGAATCTGACGCTGCAGATTCTTTCCGGTAAGTATCAAAACCGAACTCTGTTCGACGGTTTGAACGTCAAGAACAAATCGCAGCAGGCGGAACAGATTGGGCGGTCACAACTGAAGGCTGTGTGCGTTGCTGTCAACGTTCCTGACCCAAAGGTGAGCGAGGAGCTGCACAACAAACCGCTGATGATCAAGGTGGCAGTGGGCAAGGATCAAAACGGCAATCCTCGGAACGAGATCAAAGGCTACAAGGCTCGTTTGCTACAGCAAACCGCCACGCAACAGCCAGCCCAAAATCTCGTAGAGCAGGCATTCGAGCCAGAAGCCGCGCCAGCAAAATCGCCTTGGTAGTCTGTTGTTTTTCGCACGAAGCCCGGTCGATGGCCGGGCTGTTTTTATCGAGGTTTTGCGATGGGTTTTGTAACCGACGTGGAACAGTGGGCTGATCGTGTGATTGCAGATCCGCAATGGACTGCGGATTGTCTCCAGAGGCTTTATCGTTTTGGTGGTCAACATCCGGAAAGCACAGTGCTGCGGCACTCGGTACACGTCTGGCATCTCTGCAAAGACCTGTCACCGCAGGAGCAGATCTGGGCGTTGGTCCACGACGCTCACGAAATTCTGAGCGGTGAAATTCCTCGTGAGTTTAAGTGTGAATTCACCCGGAAAAAGCAGGAAGAAGCTGACGCAGTTTTGAAAACAAAACTCGGCTTGAAATGGACCGACACAACACGAGTTCACACCGCTGACATCCTGCACGGTGCTCAGGAGTTTGCATCGCTCAACAAGTATTTGGCCGGTCAGTTGAACTCAACAAAATTTGCCTCCGAGAACTACTGCTGCGCGTGGTACGCAGCTCCAGCGGAATTTGTTTACCAGTTTGAAAAATTGAAAGCAGAGATATGAACATTATCGAATCGCAACCGCAGTCACTGACTGAGCAGGC